ATACTTATAGTAGTAGTTGCTGGAATAGAGTTAGAGTTTGCTGCTTTATTTATTAAAGACACGGCAAGTCTAATTTTATCTTGAGGAAGGTTTTGGCTAAAGTCAAAGTTAAATGTAGAGTTTTCTATGGAATATGAAGAGTTATCTCCTCTTACCATTAGTGCCTTATTTAAAAATCTAGAAGGCTCATGTTTGTTTTTTCTATTTGTATCATTAAATATACGATCATTTGCATTGAAATAAAATATTCTACTTGAAACACTAATGTCTGTAGTGCTTGTGTTTCCATTGTCTAGGGCTACTGCTTCCAAAACTGTGGACGCAGATGTTACGCTGGCAGAGGTGAAGTTGTATAACCAATTTTCTGCTGTTGAAAAAGTCATCAATAATTTACTATCATATTGATTGGCTATAGAGTTTTTAACTGCTGGGAATACTCCAATCTCTGATATTTGATATCTTTGATCAGAAGGCATTTCTGCTTTAAATACAATCTTGTCTACCCCGTTTTCTCTAACAAAGCCTTTGGATAGAATGGGAACTCTAAACATTTCAAAATCTAAATTTTTTCTTGTAGCATCATAATATGGAGAGGCAGCGTTGGATTGAGCAAATGGGACATTTCCTGAGCCTGCAGCAAGATAGGCAGCAAACTCTGGTGCTTGACCAAGTAAGTATTTTGCTATAATCTGCTTGCCGCTATTAGTTATCATATTAAGACCTTACCCTATAAATTGTACCACTACTGTCTACTTCAATCTCTAAAGATTCGTTAGGGCCCATATTACTTAAATTAATAACTATGTTTCCATTTTCAATATAAGCATAGTCACTTCCATCGGTAGGAAGTCTACTTATTAAATCAATACCGTATACGTCAAATAGCGAGTTGTTTGACTTTGTTGCAGATAGTAAACTTGTAGGATCAAATTCTCTGTTGATAGAAGATAGATTTGATATAACATTGTAAAATGGATTAATTCCTTCTACTGTGTCATGTTTAGTAAACTTAGTTAATTCTAAAGAGGATAGATTTTCAAATAATAAACTTTGTATTTCTGCTACGTCTACCCCTGGATCATCTAGGTTTACAACAACGTCCCTAGTAGGAATTTTTACTGGATCTCCCATTAAATTTCCACCATCCTTATCTTAGTTTCTGGACCACCTAGTGCTGAAGAATAGTCCATTTCGTATACAACAAACTTTTTATCAGTATCCACAAAATCGTAACCGCCTGGCATTACATAGTTTATAGATACTACATCTCCTAATTGTATCGTAGATGCACCAAATACGGAGGCAGCAATATCTTTTCTTTGCCTTAAAGTCTTTTGAATAATCCAAGACATCAAGGACTCAGCCTCGTCTTTGTTTTGAATGTATAAAGAGTCTAGTGAAAATCCTTTTTTGCCATACTTAGATCTGCTTAGTCTTACATCTTGGTATAGTTGCTCTGCACTTACTGGAGAGAATAAAGTTCTATCTACATATTTATCATCATATACCGTTGAATTTTCTTTAATAAATTCATCAACAGATAGTGTGTGGCTTGTGCTTTGAGTAAATGTAATTCCATGAATCTTAAGATAGTTAGAAGAGTTTTCTCCCAACACAATTGTTTTATCTGTAGAGTTAAATATTAAGAACTCTGCTCCATATGAGCCAGCCCTAAATCCAGATATGGTAAATGATCTTTCGCTACTAAAAGTCTTTGCAATTTGTGCAATGAAAGCAGGATATGCTTGGTCATACTTAACGTTAAAATATGCACATTCTCTCATAATAGTTCCAAATTCTTCAAAGTACATGTCGTATTTAGTTGGACTATCTATTCCTATATTTGATAAATAAGATCCTTTTACTAGCCCAGAAACAGCATATCTTCTAAGGGCATCTGAAGATGTTATTTGATTATTAGAAAAAGTTTGATCAATTTCTTTAATAACAGCAGCGTTTGTTTGTTGGCTTTGTAGGTTTTTAAGTGCATAGATATTTTCAAACATACACTTTGAAGACCCCCTAACAAATAAAGCCATATTGTTATAAACTGGAAGTGGCTCTGGATCATCAACAATTGCAATCAACTTATTGTTTATATATAGATAAAATCTTCTTGTAGTTCCAATATTTTCATACTCTACTGCTAAATCATATACCGTTGGATTTTCAATATTCATCAATCTATCTTGTCCAACAAATCCACCATCGTCTACTAATATTTGAGATAGCCCACCCCATAGTTTTTTAGGAATTGCCTCATGCGTATTTGAGTTAATTGTTCCAGGTACGACCTTATAAAACATAACGTTTTCTAAGACTGACTCTTGGCCATTTGTTGATGACACGTTGTAGTCTTGTAAGTTACTTCCTGTTAAAGCACATATTTCAAAATAATAACCATAGTTAGTGTTTGGATTAACCATAACTCCAAGACCACCAGATCCTCCAGAAATAATTGCATCTTCCACAATATAATATTCTGAAGCGTTTGTTGCAGTTTGAAGTTCGTTTGTAGATTCTGGTTTTCCAACTATTCTCATTCTAGTGCCAAAATGTTTAAAGTCTGATGTCATTTCTTTGTATGTATATGTTACAAAGTTTTTAGGTGTTACACCTGTAGTCATTGGATTTGGTCCAGTGAATACTAAGGCTGATGACTGTATTGTTGCAGTAGAAGTAGTTTTTTGATATCTAATAGTTTCATCAGAAGGAACAGTCTGTCTTAAAAAGTTTGCAACTACTCCATTTCTGCTCGATCTAGTTGCCGTTGCATTGTCAACACCAATTGCTTGACCTAAAGCCTGAAACGTTGGAACAGTTAATACTGTTTGTGCTGATCCAGCAACATACTGAGGATAAGTTATATCAACAAACCCATATCTATTATCTACCTCAATTGGTGCAAGTGTGTTAAATAAATATTCTGACTTCATGTTAATACCACGCAAGTAGGTATTGTCTGACCAGTAGTCTGGCAAACCAGCACTATGATCTGTTATCTTAGTTCCAAACTGTGCTCTACCGTGTTCTTTAACTGGTCCATTTTTATAGACAACACCATTTCCACCTAGTTGATAGTAAGGCTTTGTATAAATTCTTACATTTCCAGTTCTAAACATTTTTCCATTAAATGGCAATTGTCCAAAGTATTGTTCATATTGTTTAGGACTTGTTATCCATACTTTGTTAGATGTTACTGGAGTAGTGCTTATTTGAGGATCTAATATTATATCTACCCCGCCGTATACCATGTACTCTATTGCATCATATCTGATTATTTCTCCATTGGCATATAGGTATCCATTAAATTTTTGAAGCCACATAGCATTTTCGCCTAAATCAATTACGTTGTTTTTAATTGTATTTGATTCAACATATGGCTCTACATCTGTAATATTTGAATTTAATGGTGCTGCTGAAAGTGTGTAGTCTCCAGATGAGGCAGCCTCATTTTGAGATATTTGGAATTGTTGTTGAGCAATTTCCCAAAGAAGGACTGGCTTATAAACATATGTTATATCTTCATCTATGTATGATGCTTGGCTTAAACTAGAAGGTGACTTTTGAATATATCTATTTGTATAGTTTATTTGCCCATCATTTATAATAGGAGTTTCTCCATCTGCTAAATCAAATATGTTTGATAATTTATAATTGCTACCTGGCACACTTGCTGATGGATTGTTTAATAAAATTTCTGGTGTGGTTTGTCCATATAGCACTAAGTCAACAGATCTTTTGTCTTGATCTGGAAGCAAATATTCTTTTGGCATAACAACAAAGTTATTGTATTCATCAAAGAACATTGCTGACTGAGTGGACACAGCAAGTCTTTCAAGAACCTGGGCAACGCTTACGTCTGGCTCAATAAAGAAGTATGGAATAACTGGATCAAAAATATAGTTATTTTCAAAGGTTTTAAATACATAGTTGCTAAAGCCAATGTTATCTAGGAGTATTGCTACTGCCGCAGTCAAGGTTAAATTCTTTAGAAATATTGTAGGGGCTACTGAGGTTTCTAATCTAAAATAAGCATCTCTTAATTGTATCGTTATGTCATTAAGTCCCCCAACTGCTTTAGGAAATACTTCAGCGTATAAACTTTTTAATGGCACAAACTTATCATACTTAAGTCCATCTGCATCTACAACTTTTAATATTCTTTCATAAAAATCAAACTTGATGTTATTTTTTAATTTATTTGAGACAACGCTGTCTGTATTCTGTTCACTAAATGCTGAGTCAAAATTCATCAACGTTATAGAACCGTTAGATGCAACAAGGCCACCTACTGGAATGCCTGATTCACTTTTTGCTATTGCCTTGTTAAATGAAAAGCCTACAGTATATTCTGACATATCTGCCTTTATTCTAGGAGATAGTTCTATAAGGTCAAATGGGGTATCTGGGGCTGTCATTGTTTTAACAACGACTCTTAGACCCTTTAACTTAACAAACTCTCTATATATCCTAGTATTGCTTGTATTTACATATCTAGGGTTTGTTAATGATCTTGCTAATCCTGTTTGTTTAGTATCTTCATAGTTTATATTGCTATCTTGTAATAATGAGAATCCATAGTTAGGAGTATATTCTTCCCATATCTTTTTATTAGTATTATCATTCCAGATATAAAGAGTTCCTATGTTTGATTGGCTACCCCCGACTAAATAAGCATCGCCATGGTTATTGTTAAAGTCTGGCCCAGGTAATTGGGTTTGTAAGTCAAGATAGTCTACAAAGTTAAAATATTGTTTATAGTCATTTGGTGCTATAAGTCCATAGTATAACTCTACGTATCCATCCCAGGGGACAATTTCTGTTCCGTCTCTACGAGTAGAGGTTTCGTCAAACGCTACAGCATCTACCCATGTATTTGTTTCGTCTAAGTATTGTATAGACCATACTTTTGGAATGCTAGATCTTTCTCTATCGTTAAGAGGGTTTTTAATAACTTCGTCTGTGTATACTCTGACTGTCTCTGAAGAGTTTTCGTTATCTGATAAGTTTGTTTGCATCTTAACAACAATTCTATTTGCGAACATAGATTCTTTATATACTACAAATGGACAAGCATCTTCAATATAATATCCTAATGCTGTTTCTGCCTGAGAAGATATTCCTCTTTCAACATTCTCTTCTTTTCTGTATGATGTCCAATATTTAAACTTATCATATTTAGAGGCAAGGTAATATCTAGGTCTTGTTCCAGATCTAATGTTGTCGATGTACTTTTTATTTCTAAAGACTACTTTGTTAATTCCAGATCTTGGTCTAAATGGAAGAAAGCAATCTTCTAAACTATAATATAATTTTCTAGATAATTCAGGGGTAATAAAAGGAATAGGAGTTTGTCCATCATTTTCTACTACATATTCAGATTTAATAGAAGAGTCTAAAGCATTAATAAATGTAGGATCTTCATTATTAAAATTCATAGGTAGAATATTAAATGCATTTCCTAATGGCCTATATCTATAATTTCCAGATGCTGATATATCCTCTAAATCATTCAAATTCCATTCTGCTACTACAAATGATTTAATTTGCAAAGTAGTATTTTGCTCAATATGAGACTTTAAAACTGTATCTTGAAACATTAGACTTCCTCTAGAGTTACAGACACATTACAAAAATCGTAAGTATTTCTACCTCTTTTAACAACTGTTAAATCAAACGAGGCAAAGTATACTTCTACTAACTCGTTATACTCGCCAAGTCTATTAAATTGTGGATCATCATTTTCATCTAGCATATTGCTATATCTATCTGCGGCAATCATAACCCAAAATGAGCCTGGGTTATTGTTGTACCAGTTTCTCATCTCTTCTGCTCCAGCACCACCGTCTGAGGTGTATTGAGTAAGATTTGCAGCAGTAGGCTTTCCAGTGCTAGCACTAAACTCTGGATTCTTATTAAAGGCTCTTGAAGGTAGCATTTCCCAGTTTAAAGATATTCTAAGTTTGTCTGCTACATGATATGAACGCATTTTGGCATTAATAGTTCTTTTTCTATTTTCAATTCTTTCACATGAGTATTGTATTGGTTGTCTATTATCATCAGATAGAATTATAAAATCTTCATATTCTACCCCCGTTGGAACTAGAGTAGTTGCTCCAGCAATAGATATATGGGTATCTTTTGTTCCATAAGTTTTAGA